AATGGTCAGACGATGTAAGGCAGAGGGGTGCCGTGCCTTAGCAGAGAGACCATTACATTACTGTAGTAAACATAGCAGTATGGAAGCAGCATACACTGAAGAGAGACAGAGATACTCACGTACTAGATACAACACAAGAGTGAGGAACAGAGACGATGAGAGTAAGGAACGATACGCATTCTATCGTTCAAAGACTTGGTCATCCATTCGTAAGATTGCGTTAGAACGTGACAACTATCTGTGTCAGTACTGTCTTGCCTTGGGTGTGACCACACCAGACGCACGCATAGGCGACCACGTAACACCCGTTGAAATAGCTCCAGAACTTAGGACTGAAATTTCAAACGTGGTAGCAACGTGTAGGAGCTGCGACAATACCAAAAGAACATTGGAACAAGAAATCTATGGTACTGGTCAAAATAGAACGAAACAGAACACCGAGCTACGACTTTCCGTGGCATCGTGGGCAGATTTAATAGCCCGCAAAAAAGAGGACGTCGTTAAACCCCTCTAATAAGCCCATAGCACGATTTTATAATAAGGGTGGTATAATAACCCTCGAGACGATTTAAAATTGACCCCCGCCCCTTTCTCGTGCCAAGGAGAGCCACTACAAGGTGTTTTCTTACACCGCACGCCAATTTTGAGGGTTTTAACAAGGGTCTATTTTAAATTTAGGAGGTGAGAGCGTGGCAAATAAGTCACCAGCAAGGCGTGAGCCGTTTTACAAGCAAAATGACCGTTTTCTACCGCTTGACCCACCAAACTACTTAGGGACAGTGGCGAGGACGGTTTGGACTAAAATCATTCCTTTTTTAAAAGCAACAGAAAAGGTCGAACGCATTGACACCTTTTTGGTAGAAACCTACTGCACGACCTACGAGATTTACAAGAAAGCCTACGAGGACGTGAAAGAAAACGGTATCCAAACCGAGATTATTAAATATATCCAGTCTCCCGGTAGTGGTGAGATTTTAGGTGAACAGTCAATGGGGTTTAAGAAAAACCCAGCCGTTGCGACGATGAAAGACGCTGCTGAAACCCTTAATAAAATAGGCATTCAGCTAGGTTTGACCCCTAAAGGACGGGCAGAATTGGCTGAAATAGCCGGAAGTCAAGCGGATAATACATCTATGAAAGATAAAATGGCAGCATTCTTCAAATAAAGGAGGTGAAACATGCAAGAGATTGATTTAACCAAGTCGAAAGATGTAATCGGTGCTTATAATAGCATCGATTTTTCTTACGAGCGAAAAACATATACCGACTATGGCACACAATATTGTTTCAATGTGCTAGATGGCAAGATTGTCGCTGGTTACAATATCCAATTAGCATGTTTCCGACACCTCCGAGACTTGCAACGACAAGGCGATAGCGATTTTCCTTATGTCTATTCAGTCGAAGCATTTAACCGTTTCTTGAAATTCCTATCACTAGTGCCAAACGTTGATGATCTAAGTCAAAAGTTAGAGCCTATGGATTGGCAGTATTTCATATTTGCCCAACTCTTTGCATGGTTCGACTTGGACGATGTACCAAGGTTTTCAAACATCATTATTTCCATTGCTCGTTCGCAAGGGAAAACGATGATAGCTGGTATCTGCCTTAATTTCTCTTATCTGATTGAGATTATCGGGCAAAGTAACCAAGACTTCCTTGTTAGCTCGCTAAACTTCGACCAAACAATGAAGCTGTTCACTTATGTTAAATCTATGATGGGGAGAATCATTGAAAACGAGCCGTTTAAGTCGCTAGCAGACGAAACGCAACTTCAATTGTATTCACGAGAAATTAAGTCGCTCGTAGACGCTAATACTATCCATACTATTTCTTTTGAATCCGGTAAGTTTGATGGTAAGCACTTTAAGTTAGCCGTAGCCGATGAGGTTGGTGAGCTTAGAACGGATGAAGGTATCTCTAAAATTACATCCGGACAAGTTAATACCGAGGGTTCACGTTTTATTGAGATTTCGACCTCTTACCAAACACCCGATGTTCCATTCCATCAAGAGCAGAAAAAACTGATTGAGATTATGGAACGTGATTTTGACCGTTCTGGTGATGATCAGTTATGTCTAATCTGGTCTCAAGATAACTTGGAAGAAGTTTTTAAACCGGAAACATGGTCAAAAAGTAACCCACTACTTAACCACCCTAAACTAAAGGATGGACTGATGAAAGGGCTACTTTCTGAACGTGATAAGAAGCTACTCATGGGAAAACTAGCTGATTTCCAAGTCAAAAACATGAATTGTTGGTTACTTGCTGATAGCAATAGCTTTCTTGATCTAACAGATATTGAAAATGCAGTCGTTGATGAATTTGATATCAAGGGTAAGCGTGTTTATGTTGGGCTTGACGCTTCAATGTTCAGCGATAACACAGCCATCGGTTTCGTCTATCCCTATGTTACTGAAGAAGGTAGTCAGAAATGGCATGTTGAACAACACAGTTTCATTCCTTGGCAACAAGCGGGCTCGCTAGAAGCCAAAATGGAACAAGATGGTGTTAACTATCGAGATTTGGAAACCAAGGGTTTTTGTACGATTACAAGCCATCCACAAGGGCTTATCAATAAGGAAGAAGTCTATCGTTGGCTTTATGAGTATGTGGAGGATAACCAGCTTGATGTAGTTTTCTTTGGCTATGATGCTATGATGGTTGATAAAATCATCAAAGCCTTGGAATCTAACACTAGCTTTCCACTCATGCCAATAAGACAGCGTACAAGCGAATTGAAAGACCCTACAAAATTCCTTCAAACGTTATTTATCGAAGGGAATATCACTCGCCTTGATGATGAAATCATGCGAAAAGCCTTGATAAATGCGGTAATTAAAGAGGATAACATCGGTATTCAAGTCGATAAAATGAAATCGACCTATAAAATTGACGTTGTGGATGCTCTTATCGATGCGTTTTATGATGGCATGTATGCGTTCGAAGACTACGCTATCACCAACAATCCAACGTGGAAGGTGGAGCACATGAGCCAAGAAGCCGTTTTGAATTGGCTGAAAAACCCAGATAGTGGGCTATTGGAGGAGTATTAATACATGATTTTGAAGTTTTTTAAGGCGATTTGGGCTTTTTTTGACATTCTTATGTTCATTTTAGCTGCAATTTCGCTTAATCTGACCACTTATAACCTCGGTTACGTGTGGTTTGGTATCAGTATGACCATTACATTCGTACTAGCAGGTTTAATTAGTGAGCTAGCCGCAAAAAAGAGCTAGAAAGGAGGTGATAATAATTGCCGATATTTAACTTAGCAACCGAAAGCCCACCGAGTAGTCAAGGGGGCTTTTTTGATATCACTGATCCAGAGTTTTTAGCTACCTTGAATGGTAGTGAGTGGGTTTCGGCTGAGACTGCTCTTAAAAATTCGGATTTATTCTCTATTATCAGCCAGTTATCTAATGACCTTGCGACTGCCAAGCTAACGACTAGCCGAAAGCAAATGCAAGGCATCGTGGATAACCCGTCAAACAACGCTAACCGTTTCAATTTCTACCAGTCAATTTTTGCTCAAATGCTATTGGGTGGTGAAGCCTTTGCGTATCGCTGGCGTAACGATAATGGTCGTGATATGAAGTGGGAGTATCTAAGACCATCTCAAGTCACTTTCAACCGATTGGACAATCAGAATGGTCTTTATTACAACATCACATTCGATGACCCACGCATACCGCCTAAACAACACGTACCACAAAGCGATATCTTACACTTTAGATTGCTTTCTGTAGATGGTGGTTTGACAAGCGTAAGTCCGTTGATGGCTTTGGGTAGAGAATTAGACATTCAAAAAGCTAGTGACAAGTTAACGCTTAATTCCCTTAAAAATGCCCTAAATGCTAATGGTATTTTGAAAATCAAGGGCGGTGGTTTGCTCGATTTCAAAACCAAGGTTTCACGTTCACGACAAGCAATGAAGCAAATGCAAGGCGGTCCGTTGGTACTGGATGATTTAGAGGATTTCACACCTCTTGAAATTAAGTCCAATGTGGCCCAACTACTTAAGCAAGCGGACTGGACGACCGGACAATTTGCCAAGGTCTACGGTATCCCAGAGAACGTTGTCGGTGGGCAAGGTGACCAACAATCTTCGCTAGAAATGAGCTCTAATGTGTATTCTAAAGCGGTGGCACGCTATTTAAGACCGTTTCTTAGTGAGTTGTCTCAAAAACTTTCATGTGATGTGGACGCTGATATTTTCCCAGCGGTTGACCCGACTGGTGCTAACTATATCAGCCGTATCAATAGCATGGTTAAAAGCGGCACACTCGCACAAAATCAAGGCTTGTATATTTTGCAGCAAGCCGAAATTTTACCTAAAGAGTTGCCAGCGGGTGAAAACCCTAACCGTACTATATTGAAAGGAGGTGAGACAAATGGGCAAGATTGACATTAAAGGCGATATTGTAAGCGATGATGCTGGGGCTTTTTACGAATACTTTGGCATGTCTAGTACCTATCCAAAACTGGTACAAGATGCCATTGCGAACGATGAAGACGAAGAAATCACGCTTAATATAGCGTCTAATGGTGGTGATGTGTTTGCAGCAAGCGAAATTTATACAATGCTAAAGGCTAGTGGCAAACGTATTGTGGTTAATGTGCAAGGGCTTGCGGCTAGTGCTGCGAGTGTTATTTCTATGGCAGGCGATACCGTGCGTATCAGTCCAACGGCACATATCATGATTCACAAGGCATCCACTGGCATCGTTGGTAATAGCGATGACCTAGAGCATCAATCAGCGGTGCTTAATAGTATTGATGAATCCATTGCTTTGGCTTACGAGATGAAAACTGGCCTTAAACAACCAGAATTACTTGATCTCATGGCAAAAGAAACATGGCTTAATGCGAAAACTGCCGTTGATAAAGGCTTTGCGGACGAAATCATGTTTTTCAATGATGATGAAGAAGAAATCATGGTTACGAATGCCGTACATCAACTACCAAGCAAATCAGCAATCACTAAATTTAAGAATATGATTGCTACACCTAAGACCAATACTTTGCGTGAGCAGAAATTGGCTATTTTACTTGAAAAATGAAAGGAAGATGATTGATGAAAACATCAAACGAATTGCATGACCTTTGGGTTGCACAAGGCGACAAGGTCGAAAACTTGAATGAAAAACTTAACGTAGCTATGCTTGATGATTCAGTTACCGCTGAAGAATTGCAAGCAATCAAAAATGAACGTGACACTGCGAAAATGAAGCGTGATATGTTCAAGGAACAATACACTGAAGCTCGTGCTAGTGAAGTAGCTAACATGACTGAAGAAGACAAGAAACCTTTGACTGAAAACGAAGAAGAAGTTAAAGCTAACTTTGTTAAAGACTTCAAAAACCTAGTCCGTGGTCGTTACCAAAACTTACTTGATTCTAAAACAGACGGGACTGGTGCTGACGCTGGCTTGACTATCCCACAAGATATCCGTACAGCTATCAATACATTGGTTCGTCAATATGACTCATTGCAAGAGTATGTAAACGTTGAAAACGTAACTACTCTTACTGGTTCTCGTGTTTATGAGAAATGGGCTGAAATTACTGGTCTTTCTAAACTCGATGATGAAGCTGGTCAAATCGGTGCCAATGACGATCCAAAACTTTCTCTTATCCGCTACGCTATCAAACGCTATGCTGGTATCTCAACAGTAACGAACAGCTTGCTTGCTGATTCTGCTGAAAATATCCTTGCATGGTTGTCTGGTTGGATTGCTAAGAAAGTTGTTGTTACTCGCAACAAAGCTATTTTGGATGTGATTGCAACACTCCCAACTAAGCCAACATTGGCAAAATGGGATGATATCATCGACTTGGAAGCTAAAGTCGACCCAGCTATCAAACAAACTTCATTCTTCTTGACTAACACTTCAGGATTCACTGCCCTTAAGAAAGTTAAGAATGCTATGGGTGACTACCTCATGGAACGTGATGTAAAATCACCAACTGGCTACTCAATCGATGGATTTGCAGTTAAAGAAGTTTCTGACCGTTGGCTTGCTAATGGTGCTGCTGGAGCTATGCCATTGTACTTTGGTGACTTGAAACAAGCAGTAACATTGTTTGACCGTCAACGCTTGTCACTACTTTCAACAAATATCGGTGGTGGTGCGTTTGAAACTGATACGACTAAAGTGCGCGTTATTGACCGTTTCGACGTTGTTAAAACTGATGAAGAAGCGTTTGTGCCAGCGTCGTTCAAAGCTATCGCTGACCAAAAAGCTAATCTTACTGCCGGAGCTTAATTTAGGAGGTAAGCAATGAGTGTATCTAAGGAAACCATCATGCAGACCCTCAATCTGGATGAGACAGACGACACTGCACTCATTCCAGCTTACATTGAATCGGCTCAACAGTACATTATCAATGCAGTCGGGAATGACCCAAAATTCTATGACCTCGATAGCGTAGAATCTTTGTTTGACACGGCTGTAATAGCCCTCACAAGCTCTTATTTCACCTACCGAGTGGCTCTAACAGATACAGTGACTTATCCGATTAACTTAACTTTGAATAGCATAATCGGGCAATTAAGGGGCTTATACGCAACGTATAGTGAAGAAAGAGGTGACTAATGCCTAAAGTTAGATATTTACCCTCAGACTTTCGTTTCAAGGCTGATTTTGGTGCATACCAAAGCACCCCTAATAAATTTACGGGTGTGAGTGTTCCGAAATTCGTGAAACAGTTTACGCTGCATTATAAACCCCATACTCGCACACTCAATCAAGAGTATTTAGCCCAACAGAATGGCGAAAGCGATACACGAGTGATTGTTATTCGCCACAATGCTAAAGTGATTGAAGGTCAAGTAGCCGTTTTAAATGGCACTCAGTATGATATTGTGCGTGTAAGTCCGAATGAAAACTTTGGACTTAACCGCTACGACTTTCTGACTTTGAGAAAGCATAAGAAAGTTGGGTGATAGCTTATGGTAGGGCTTGATGAAGCACTAGAGGGCTGGCTTGAAACGGTAGCCAGTATTGGTGATTTAACACCGGCGGAACAAGCTAAGATTACCACCGCTGGTGCGAAAGTGTTTCAAAAGGAACTAGAAGAAGTTACCAAAGAGAAACACTACTCAAATAAAAAACATTTGAAGTATGGGCACATGGCTGACGGTTTATCTGTCCAATCCACGAATGCGGACGGAAGAAAGAACGGTGTGGCAACCGTAGGCTGGAAAAACAACTACCACGCTCAAAATGCCAGACGATTAAATGACGGCACCAAGAAATACCGTGCTGATCATTTTGTTACCAATGTCCAAAACGATAGCAGCGTTCAAAAGAAAGTGCTATTGGCAGAAAAAGAGGAATATGAGAAACTCATTCGAAGAAAAGGAGGGAAGTGATTTAAGTGTTAGCGACCGTAAAACTAAAAGAGCTAATTGACGGCAAAGAATTTGGTGAAATAAGCGAAGTATATGCAAACAACTTGCCTAAAGAACTCGAAGAAAATACCGATAAGACAATCGTTTTGCTCACTGAAAGCAATCCGTCCCTTGATTTGAGTGGGAATAATACCTTTTTCGGAAAAACAGACAGGGTAGAGGTACAGATTTTTTACAAGGCTGATATTGATTTTGATATCGAAGCCTTTGAAATGGAATTGCTAAAATTCTTAAAATCTGAGCACTACTCAATTACAGATATGAGAGAACATAGCATAGACCCCGATACTTTGCAGATTACGGCGGTCTTTTTTGTTGCTCTCGACAGATTAATTTAACAAAGGAGAAATTACTATATGGCAATTGTAGGTTTGAAAATGGTCCGCCTTGCTTTGGTTGACCCAAAAACCCAAAAACTACTTAAAGGTGCTGATGGCCTTTCAACAGACGGTGTAATCGAAGTTGATTCTAAAATGCTCGGTACTCGTACCGCTAACATCTCTAACTTGGAAGGTCAAGCGACTAAAGTTCCCGGAAACAACTCAGTACAAGACGTTATGATTGCACCGGGGTCACCAACCGTGGCATTCGACTTCAATAACCTTGACTTCGAAATCAAACAAAAAATGCTCGGTTTTAAACCAGACGGCAAGGGTGGTTACGTGATGGATGGTGAGAAACCACACACAGCGGTATTGATTGAATCTGAAACACTTGACCGCAAACACTCAGTATTCTTTGGTTTTGCTAACGGTATTATGCAAGAATCAACTCAAAACGTTGCTACAGATACTGATACGGCTCAAACTCGCCAAGACGATAACATGACATTCAACGCCTTGTCAGCGGATGCGTTCGGCGGTGAGCCTTACAAGAAATACTACACTGGTGCATCTAACTACGATAAAGCTAACATGTTCAAAGAAGTGTTCGGTGGCTATGTCCTTCCTGCCGCTTCAAACAGCATTTAATAATTCGCAAGAGGTCGGGCTCATGGCCTGACCTCTATTTTTGTGTTAAAGGAGTAAAGATAAATGGAAATCAAAACTATTCAAATCCCAGAAATCAGCAAAAAAGCCTTCAAGGTGACTACAAGCAACCGCAATGTCTTGCGTATGCACGAATATCAACTTGCCGTGCTTAAAATCAGCGATACCGTTGAAGAAGGCGACACGCAAGAGCAAGCACAAGCTAGCTTTACGATCCTCAAAGAAATGCTTAGCTTTATCCGTGCCGTCCTCAAGTTGGATGATGAATCCTATGACAAATTGCTTGATTTGGACAATGAACGTACACAAGAGATTGCTGAAAAATTGGTGGGCTACATGTACGGATTGACAGACGAACAACTTGAAAACGCCGCTGGTGAAACTGGCCCAAAAGACTAAAATCTAAAGGCGAACAGATTTTTGATTTAGAAAATCGCATTGAAGATTTGAAAATCATTGCTAAAAAATCAATCCAAGGTTTTGGGTGGACACTAGATCAGTATTACGAGACTGACTATTACGAGCTAATGAAAATCTTAAATGCCAAAGAGGAAGAAGATAGAATGGTTGACCCAACATCTTTACTCTAATTTTTAAGGAAAGGAGGAAAAATAATACATGGCAAAAGTACAAGCTACCATGTCCACGGAAATCGCCTTAGACACGCTACAAGCGGCTAACTCGATTAAGCGATTAACTCAGTTAGTCAACAGTTCTACTAACGCATGGAAGGCGCAAGAAAGTCAAATGCGCAGCGCTGGTGACTATCTGGGAGCAGCACAAGCTAAGTATGATGGTTTGGGCAACGCTATCCAAAACCAACAACGTAAGATTGAGAAACTGAAACAAGAGCAGTCCCAACTTAAAGGGAGCACTGCCGAAACCGCTGAACAGTACCTTAAGTACCAACAACAGATTGACCAAGCTACTACACGCATGGCATCGTTGGAAAATCAACAACGGCAAGCCAAGAATAGCCTAGATTATCATAGGTCTGGGCTTGCTGAATTACAGAAACAGTACAAACTGCAAAATGAATCGTCTGAAGCCTACGTGAAACGCTTGAAAGCGGAAGGCAAAGAGGACGAAGCGAGGGAAGAACAACTTAAGCAATACAAGAGTTCGATTACTAACTTAAATAAGCAGTATGAGAAACAGAAAGATATGCTTGAGCGTGTCGCTCGACAGTCTGGTAAAACCTCTGAAGAATACCTCGTTCAGCGTAGACGCTTGGACGAAACGGCTACTAGTTTGGCTCACGCTCGTAATGCTGCCGATAGATTGAACGATGAGATTGAACAAAGTCAACGTTCTAGCACATTCATTGGTCGCTTAAAGGATAGTTTTAAACGTTTAGGAAGTGAAGTCAGTGAGACTGAAACGAAAACCTCACGTTTGAAAGGTATCTTTGGGGCTACGTTTGCCGCTAATTTGATTAGTAACGGTTTCCAAAACGCATTAGGAGCTATTAAGGGCAAGTTTGACGAAATCGCCCAATCAAGTGCCGAATACGTTAAATACCAACAAACCATGAATGCCACTTGGCTTACCTTAACCGGCAATGCCGAGGAAGGTAAGAAGATGGTTGACATGACCAACCAAATGGCGCAAGCAGCAGCTAATTCAACCGAAATGGTTGATGGTATGAACCAAAAATTCTATGCCGTTACTCACAATACCGAGTTGACTAAGCAGCAGACACAAGCCATCTTGACCTTGCAAGATGCGTTTGGTCAGACCGATGCAGCCGTTGAGAACTTCGCTACTCAATGGGCTCAAATGATTGCCAATGGTAAAGTTCAAGGTCAAGACATGATGTCAATCATCAACGTCTTTCCAGAAATGAAAAACCAGCTTAAAGAAGTTGCTGCGCAAGAACTTGGGATTGCTGACATGACCCAAGAGAAATATGCCGAACTTCAAAAAGATGGTAAGATTACCTCTGAAATGGCACAGAAAGCCTTGTTTGAGTTGCAAGACAAATACAAGGATGCTACGGCTAATTTCTCAACTACTATAGGCGGTCTTGAAAGAACTATCCAGTCTCGTATGCCGGCAGTAGTTGCAGCATTCCGTGACCCAATCGACAAAATGAAAAACCCATTCTTGCAACAGATTGGTAATTGGGTTGCTGATCCTAACACTGAAACGAAATTCAAGGATTTAGGGGAACACGTTTCTAAAGGTCTAGGGACTATCATGGACGCATTCTCTAAAGTGTTTAATCTCGGTGATGGGACAGATAAACTTAATGGCTTAATGGACGGTCTCAATAAGTTTGTCGATAATTTGAGTAAGAGTATCGCTAACAACGCCCCTAAAATTGTAGCTTTCTTCAAGGAAACCAAAGACAGTTTAGGCGCAGTTTTTAGCATTGGTAAAGACTTTGCTGGCGGTGTCTGGGAAGTTGCCGTTGACATGATTAAAGGTGTCGCTGGTGCATTTAACCTTATGACCGGCAACGGTAAGAAAGCTAAAGGGCCAGTCACATCACTATCAAAGGCTTTAGGCGGTATCGCAGAACATAAAACGGCTATTAAAACAGTCGGCTCTTTGTTTGCTGCTTATTTTGTAGGTTCTAAGGTCGCTCTTGGAATAACGGCAGTCGTTAAAGGTATTCACGCATGGCGAACAGCTACAGTCGGAATGACAGCGGCACAAAAGGCAATGAACTTAGCTATGGCTTCCAACCCTATCGGTTTGATTGTGGTTGCAGTAACTACGGCTATCACTGCTTTGGTAT